CCAGAGGACCCATATTGAGGTAGATACTATCAGTATCACTAGCAATGACATAATCTTCTCCTTTTGTTTTCAGTACCTTGTTGAGGTACAAATTCATTTTGTCTTCAATCCATCTAATGCTGAACTGACCACCATAGGTAATTGCTTCAGCATTACGTAAATTATAATATCTGAAGTATTGATTACCAATAGCACCATAGGCACTGTTCAATTGAATCTTACGTGCCATTTGTATGTTGTTAAATTTACTGATATCCTTCTCTAATTTGGCAGATGGATTTCTTTCATAATCATCCTTTGCCTTGAGCATCTTTTTCTTATACAACGTACGTTCATTGTATATCTTTTGCATGATCTCAGGTAAGAACCCATGTATATCTTTACGATATTGTGCACCATTAGGGGCTACACAATATTCTCCATTTATCTTGACCGACTTCGCGAGGAGTTTATCAACTGTAGCGGATGGATGCCTTGTTTCAACGAGGGTTTCTGGGGAAATATTGTACTGCATAATGAGATGAGGATACAGACTATTGAGGTCAAAATTAACCACCCAATTATAGCGTCCTGGAATTGGTTCTTTGACATATGCACCTTCGTATTTTTCTGATTTGTCTGATCGTTTTGCAGGTGGGACAACCAAGTTCTTAGACTTGAGGAAATTATAGATGATAGTGTCCCACATTCTCACCTGATAGTATACATCTCTGATGTTTACCTTAGCATCATATGCTAGTGCAATAGCAAGTTCTATCAACTTCATCTTGTCTTCTAGACGTGACACAAGTTCCACGTCAAGGATGTTATAATCAATGAATTTTTGCCAATCTTTTGTATAAAAATCTTTGAAGTTCTCGAACTCGTTGTGATCTAATTTTCTCTGCCCTAGTTCCACAAATGCTATGTGGTCTAGACGATATGATTCCTGATTTGTATAGGTAAATTTCTTATATAGATCCATGTAGTCAACAACATTAATACCATACATGTTGTACAGTATTTGTTCTCGACCTTTTATCTCCATCTCCTCTCGATGCACGATACCCCAAGGGGACATCTGCTTCATTTCTTTCTCACCAAACAATCTTTCCATACGGCCGCAGATGTATGGTACGTCATAGAGTTCTACATTCCACCCCGTGAGAATATCTGGGAAATTAGTAATCCAATAGTCAAGGAAACAACGGAGCAAATGTTCTTCACCGTCACACAGTATATACTCAACGTCATCTCGATTGTTTGTATACGGTTTGGTACCCCATACTTTGATCTTACGGCTGATATAGTCTTGTACTGTAATGCTAAGAAGAGGTTCCGAGCATTCCTGCACGTTAGGAAAGCCATTTTCACATGCCACCTCGATATCAAGAGATGTAACTTTAAGACTTTTAAGGTCGTAATCAACTTCCTTCGGAAACTCTTTCGATATGAATTGATAGAGATACCTGTCATAACCATGAACCTCAAAATTTTGTACGTCAGCGTACTTCTCTCTGAAAGCACGTGCTTCTTTTATAGAATTAAAACTGATAGGTTTTGCATACCTACCATCTAATGTCTTATGCTTCGTTCTCTTATCTGTAACAACAAAAAGTGTTGGAGAGAATTTAAACTTACGTTGAATACGTTGTCCATTCTCGTACCCAAGATAAAGTAAATTGTCTCCAACCATTTGAACGTTGGTGTAAAAACTCATTTAGTTACAGTCTCATATTTTTTCCTGATTGCATCATCAGGTTCGACTATTGTAGCAAGAGTTTCAGAATATAGCAACACGTCTGTGTCTGTCGTATAACGTGGCCATGGTTCTAGTGTGCCATCATCCTTGATAAGGTACGGATCCTGTAGGTGGCAATTCGGTTCCTCCTCCAGTTGTTCCACTTTCGATATCAGGTGTATTCCCGACCTGAGTATCACTACCATCACTTGCATCATCATCCTCCAATAATTTTTCTGCTTCCGAAAATAATTCTTCCATATCAAGATCAGTGTTACTAACACCTGCAATCATCTCTTCATGCTTTCTGAAATTCTCTTGATAAGTTTCTTCTTTAATAACTCCCAAATACTGTTCTGCAATACTATCCAAAGGATCATATGCTGTTAGTACATGGTGACCTGGTAAATAAAAATCTTCATCTTTACTTAGAGGTGCCCAAGGAAACCATGATAATTGATATCCCTTCTCTCTATTGAAAACAATTCCTTGTTCTTCATTAGATACAATCTCTAACCTAAAAGGTTTATGAAGATGAAAACCCAGAGCTTGTTTAGTCTCAGGGTCTGCAATCTCTTTTACCTCGGTGATAACTTCTTCACCAGATTTTAATAATAATAATTTTACACTCATGCTACACTGCCACCCATCTTCTGCACATTAGTAATGTATGTATCACGAAGACTAGGGACTGGTTCTAAAATAGTTACAACCATATTATGATTGACTGGAATTTTAGTCTCTGGTGTGAGTGGACACCAAGGAGAATAATTTACTCTCACCTCTGGATCTTCTACGATACCTGTGGTATCCATCTTAGGTGTCTGATATTCTACCCTATATGGATAGTTCATAATATATGCCTGTCTTGCACCAGTATCTTTATCAACTGCTTCTTGCAAATCACATATCACGTTGTCGCCATTGAACATAACAACTACCTTCACTCTCTCAGATCTTACGAGAGATGGACTTGGTGGTGGAGTTACGTCTATAGGTTCCTTTTTCTTTCTGGCCATGAAATTAAAGCTTAATGTTTATATTATAAAAGGGGAATTGATTTTTGTCAATCCCCCTTATGTAGACTAGATAAAGTCCTTTCTAGCGTGATGTTCTGGAACTATTTTTCCCAGTTTAACCACGAGCAATCCGTCTGTGAATTCGACTCCTCGTATCTCGGTATCATCTGAGAGTGACCAGACCCTAGAGAAGGAGCGAGCGGCCAATCCTCTATGTCTAAACGTTCCATCATCCTCCTGTTTTTCTTTGCTGCCTTCGACATGTAATTTTCCAAACTCCGTAAAGACTTTGAGCTCATCTTTTTTGAAGCCTGCCAAGGCAACTTCCAACCGCGATTCAACATTGTTAATTTCAATTATGTTGTAGGGTGGGTAGTTTGATGTAGTGTCTACACCATCCCAGAAACGGTTGAGGTAATCGTCCATGCCTATGCTGTTTCTATTAATCTTCTCCATTAGTTCTGGAAGATTTGCAGCATAATATCTTGCTAAATTAGTCATTTTAGTTCTCCTTAAATAAGCGAGTGTTAATTTGTGTACCCGAAGCGTACACTATTATTTAAGCACGAACTATAAAAATACGTTATGGTATAAACCGATACTATAAGTACGGTTAATCCTCCTTTTTCTTACCGATGTTATACTTACTCTCTAATGTCCAGTCTCCCTTCTCTTTATATGCAAGAACTTTGATCTGACTTAGAGGTGCAACATCAGTGATAACTTCTGTAGTAGGTATAGAGATTAAGCCCCAATCACCTAGCAACTGTACTATGCGATTACGACGTTGTACATCATTAGTGCTCAAGTTTGCTTTCTTACCATCCAAAGCAAATAGCTCTTTAAAATGTACAATATAATATCTTCCCTGTTTGTGTAGTATATGGCATGATTGATATAACTTCTTCTCCTTGCGAGATGCTACACCAATTCTTGTTAAAGTTTCTCTTACTTTTAAAAAGTCATCTGGTTCTTTGAGACCCACCTCAACCATTTGATCTGCAGACCACTTGACTTCCTCGGAGATAACACTCATTTTCTTCCTCCCATTTCATGTATTTGTTTTAAGGTTTCAATTTGAGATTTGGTTAGAAGAGATAATGCGACCTTCGCTTTCTCGTTACTATATCCATAGTGTTTTTTGACCAGATCCAGATTATCAATCTGTTCCTTCTTCAACCAAGGAGAGAAACGCTTCCGTTTCCTTAATGTATATAGCAAGAAATTGTACTGCATGTCCTTATCAATGTCAGGATGCATGTTCATTTCGTTCGCAAATAAGATACTATCAACATTACCAGACAAACATCTATTAACGATGTAAGGAGGATAAGAAGATATCGC